CGGCGCGGAGGCATCGCCGAGGTCACCAAATACCGAATCATCTACCGCGTCGCCGTCCGCGATGAGTCGCTTGGCGGGGTAGAGGTGGCCAAAGAGAGATGTGTATTTCAGCGGCGATCCAGCGAGAGCTCGGTATGCTTCCAGCCAACGGCTTCCAGCGTTGTCACGGATCTTAATGGACGACGTGGATGCCATCGAACCAGATGCCTGAATATCCCACACGCCAGAGCCGCCGGATTGATCGAGGATATTGTATTTGCGCGTGGTGAGATAGTCACTACTGGCCGTGCTGCCAGACTTGTAAAACTCGCCGAACTTTGCGTAGACGCCTAGCACCCGCGTACCTGTAAGGCCGATGGAAAACGTGTCATCCGCGCCCGGTCGGAACGCGCCATCTTTGTCAATTCGCCAGCTTTCCGTCATCGTGCCGGAGCTATTCGCCGTGCGAAAGCGGATGCGGCCAGGGACAACGCCAGATGACACCGTGCCATCAACTTCGCCGAGAACTTCCGAGGCGCGCTGAAAAGCCGCACCGTCAGAGCCACGGAACACGAAAAAACCTAGGGTATCGCCCGATGAGACGGCCCCATGCGCGCCCAGCGTGCCCGATGCGCTTTTGTTGAAGTCTAGGACGCTGCCGTGCGCCCCAGCCGCCGAAAACGTGTTCAGCGCGGCGCCGCCAAACCCTCCGGCGTAGTTTGTGTTGAGGTTTTGCCCGAGGCGAAGAGTCGGTGTCGTGTGGCCAATGGTGACAACGCCCGTAGAGCGGTATATATCGCTTCCGCTCAACGTCCAATATCCCGCGCAGTCAGCAAAGGAAAGCACAGCAGATCCGTCTGTGCTGATGCACTGGCCAGCGGTGCCGTCAGTGGATGGAAGCGTCCAGACGATGTTAGACGGAACAGACTGCGGAGCCTTGATACCGACGTAGTTCTGGCCGTTCGTGCGCCGCTCCTGCATCCGCAGTTCGCCCGTAGCGCTGCCGGCGCTTTGGGTGATGGTAAGAGGCGTCTGTGACTGCCCAAACGCCGCCAGGGCGGCCAGGGCGCAAAGGATGATGGGTTTATTCATAAAGAACCGAATAGGGCGCGCATACCGCCCACCACTTGCCGTCGGCACGCCCGCGGAACTGGAAGCACGTAACCGCGCCATCTTTTCCGTGGAGCGTAGAGCCGAAATTTGTATTGAAATCGGAGTCGAAGCTGATCGTGTATGGCCCAGCTCCCTGCGTCACGTAGACGGTCAGCAGGTCGGCCGCGGTGGGCGTGTACGGGCTAGCGATGGTGGTATTGGCCGTCAGCGTGATTTCGATGGGCGTTGACCTGCCGCCAGTGCCGGTCGAGCCTCCGGCCACAAACGAGCTCGTGGCACCGCCGCCAGACGAGCCGCCCGCGATGGCCTTCCAGAACTCGACTGCGCCGCCAAGACGGTTCGTGCTGATCGCCTTGGCCGTAAATTGCAACCACTGCCCGTAGACGTCGCGGAGGGAGACTTCGCGGATCAAATATGTGCCGCTGGAGACGTCGAAGTAGCTATTAGCGATGGTCTGAAGTTGCCCAGGCCGCAGCGTGTGGCATGTCGCCTCTATTTGCTGGTCGGTTTCGTAGGTGATCTCGACGGCGTTGTTCTTGCGCGCCGCCACTAGCGCCAAGCCTTCAACGCTGGCCTGTTGCTGTCCAATGCCGGGACGGTCGAACGGCAGCGCATAGATGCCGCTGTTGCCTTCGAGCGTGGCGGTGGCGGAGATGTCTGCGCTATCCTCTTCGGCAATCGTGTTGGCACCGAACTTGCGGTATACCACGCGGAGCGTATCGGCTGCCGTAAGCACGGTTTGGTCGGCATCTTGCCGAATATAGACCTTGCCGATTTCGTAGTAGTACGCGCGGTCCGAGTCGGTGAGCCACTGGGCAAACTCTTTGTCCTCGCCGTTCACCTGGACGCGGACAATCTGCCCGACGGGGTTCGTGAGGGACCATTTGACGGTTGAGCCGTCGCCGGTGAAGGATTCGTCCTCATACCCGATTTGCTCGATATCCACGTTGACGAGCGCGGAGTTGCATTTATCTTCGCGCGTGGTGCGCACGCGAATGTTGCGGTAGTTGCCGCTGGTGTTGTTGATCGAAAACGGCGCGGTTGCAAAGGTGCGCGGCTTGAAAAATAGATCGCGCTCCTCGTCAATCCACCACACATAATTCGAGGCGTCGGCTAGGGCGGCGATGGCTTCCGAGACGGACGTGCCCGCGTCGAAGATGACGGTATCGACCACCGCGCCGCTGTCGATGTTGGCGGTGCCGATTGGCTCGGATGTAGCCGCGTCGGTGAGTAGAGCGGATACGATCAGCCCGGCCCGGTTGGTGACGAGAATTTGGTCGAGCGTGCCGGCGTCCGTGATATTGACCGCGGCGCCACCGCTGGTGAGGGAGAGCTGCAGCGCCGCGCCGCTGGCCGATATCACGAAGTATTCGACGGTGGCCGAGAGCCCGCCCGGAACCGTGCCGTTGGCGTGCGCCTTGACGCGCACTTTGTCGCCGTTGCTGAGGCTATGCGCCACCGTGCAGGTCAGCGTGTCCGTGCCCGCGTTGGCGGTGTACTCGAAGTTGCGCTCATAAATCAGCGGGCGGCCGGTGCTGGTGTTGTAGCAGAAGCGGCGGTCAAGGTACTGTTCCCACGAAACGGCGCGGATGGCATAATAGCGCCCGGTCGGGTTGGCTTCCGTGATCGAAAATTCGTCCACTTCGTCCACTGAGCCAGCCCATAGTTTCGTCGCTCCCTCGAATAGTTCGAGGTCTTTGCCGACGACCGGGCGATAGCTGCCGTCTTCGCTGATAACCGTCACGCTTAACCCGGCGCGGGAGCCGAGCGAGTAGGACATTTCGAGCGTGCCTTGTTTCGCGGAGACGGTGGTTCCGTCGATTTTTACGATGGGGGTGGGCAAGGGTTAGCCGCGTGGGATGACGCCGTACTGCTTCAGGGTCCGAGTGATTTCTTCGAGCGCGGCTTTCGGATCGCCGCCGTTCAGGTTAATAACAACGGACGCGCCGCCGCCCGCGCCTACCGCCATCTGGCGCTGCTCCATGCGAATCAAGGACTCCCACACGGACTTCATGTAGGGCCAGAACTCGTTGCCTTTTTCGAGAATGTGCAGGAGGTGGATTTGGCTGTAGCGGACTTCCTTCTCGATGAGGTCGAGGGATTTGTTCATCCCGGCCATCTGGAAATTTCCGATGACGCCAGAGATGGCAGAGACGACCGAACCCACCGCGCCAACGATTCCGGCGATTCCAGACGATGCGGCCGACGCCGCGCCGCCGATGCCTCCAGCGGCAGAGCCAGCCGCGCCAGCAACGCTCCCGCCCGCGCTTGATGCGGCGGAGAATACCGAGCCGCCAACGGACGTTGCGCCGCCGAACACCTTGCCCATCAGCCCGCCGACGTCCAGGAGCTTAGAGGTCAGCTTGGTAAGCGCTCCTTCGATTAGCAGCCGAGTGATAGACTGCGCCGCCTGTTGCGCGACACTCTTAAACATGTCGCCCAGCTTGCCGCCCTTGAAAATGATGTCAGTGATGCCGCGGCTCAAGTCGGTGATTACCGTTGAGACTTGCTGCATTGCGGCCTTGCCGACTTTTCCCAGGTCTTTGTACCGAGCGGTGATGGCGGCGTGCTGCTCTTTCGTCATCATGCCTTCGGGGCCGATGTTTTTTGAGCCTTTGATAAAATCGCCCATGCCGTTGTCATTCGCCAGGTCCACGGATGGCGCTTTCGGCATTTTGAAGTCGCCAAGCATCCCGCTCAACCCAAGCGGCGGAGCATCAGATAACTGGCGGTAGCTCTGGAACAGTAGGTCGAATGAGCGCGCCACACGCTGCGCGCCGCTGATGGTGACTTGTTCCCAACGGCCCGTGATTTCCGCTATCTTTTTGACAGCTTCGGCCTTTTTTGTATCGGCGTCTTTGAAGCGGTCAAACAGCGCCAAAAGCTCCATGGTCGGCAGCTTTGCCGATTCCATGGCCTTGGCGTGCTTCTCAACAGCGGTAGCAGCGGCGGCGTGGGCCTCGGCGTGCTTTTCAACGGGCGGCGTAGACTGCCCTAGGAGTTGCATGTAGCCGGTAATAGCCGCAGTGCCCGCGCCGAACGCTACCGGCGTGCCAGTGCCGACGCGCTCGTTTAAGCGCTGGATAGCCTCGCCCGTGGTATCGACCGGCTTTCCGCCGTTGTCGACCAAAAACTTCATGAACAGCCCGACGCCAGCGGCGGCAGCACCAGCGGCCACGCCCGCAAGTGAAAGACTGCTTGCGAACGCCTTGATGATCGGGATGCCTTTATTCAGCACGCCGACAACCAGCGCGCCCTTTTCAATCAGCGTGCCGAGAGCGACCAGCGCCAGCGGTGCGGCGGTAGCCACTGCGGTGAGCCCAATGGCCCAGTCCTGCGTGGGTTGAGGCAGATCCCGGAACGCCGTAGCCAGCGACTTCGCCTTCTCGATGCCGGGCGTCAGGAAGTCGTCAAGCACGCGCTGCGCGATGGGGAGGAGCGTCTTCCCGAACTCCGCCGCCGCGTCCTTCGCGGCCATCTGGATATTCTCCCAGGAGTTCTTATACGTGTTCCCGGCGCGCTCGCCCTTGGCTAATTCGTCCGTGATAATGCGGATGAATTGCTGCGAGGATATGCCCAGCCGTTCAAACGTCTTCGCAGGGTCGCCCAGCGCTTCGGCGCCGAACTTTTCCTTGATGATCGCGGCCAGTTGCGGGATGCGCTCGATAATCGGATCGAGGTTTTCTTTAGTGACCTTGCCGACAGCGCCAAGCTGCGACAACTGACGGATCACCTCGTTAAAGTCCTCGCGCCCGCCACCGACGACGGCCAGGGCGTTGCCGAGTTCGCCCATAATGCGGCGGGACTGGTCGGCGGAGTTGCCGAGGATCTGAAGGCGGATAGTGCCTTTGACGGCCTCTTCCAGTCCCAGGCCGGGGAGCTTCGCCACCTCGCGTAGCTTCGCCATTTCCGTGGCCGTGGCTTCGCTCGACTTCATCACGGCTTTGAGCCCCATGGTGAGCGATTCCATGTCGGAACCGGCTTTGATAGCGGCGGCGCCGGCGGCGATCAGCGGCGCTGAAAAGCCGATAGAGAGCGCGGTGCCGGCTGCCGTGACATCGGAGGCAAAGCGCTTGACTTTGTTGAGGGAGCGGTCTACCTGTTTATCGAAGTCGTCGGTACTTGCCCCGATGCGCACTATGAGGTTGGAGAGTATGGGCATCGTTTACCGTCGTCTAATGGGTGTCGGGGAAGGTGGTGTCTGGGCTTTTTGGGCTTTTTCCTGCTCGTCGGCTTTCAGCTTTAGATAGCAGGCCCATTCGGTGAGTTCAGAGGAGGGCATCGCGGCGGTGAGTTCCGCCACGGTTTTATGCAGGATTTCGGCGAGGGCGAAGAGAAAACGCCGCTCGCCTACGAGTTTTTTTCCAGGTCGTCGGCGGCTTTGTCGGTGAGGCCGGATAGCTCGCAAATCTTCGTGGCGATCCGGTCGATAACATCGCCTGATTTACCCAGGAGCATGTCCTGGTGCGCCTTCTCGAATAGCTTCGCGCCCGTGGCCGGGTCGGTGGCGCAATCAATAATCAGGCGGACAGCCGCGGCGTGGGGTATGTTCTTCGCGTTGGCGCCGAACTCAACCCGCTCTTTTGCCGTCATCTCCCGGACGCCGATCTCCACCCCCCACTCGGGAATCGTGATTGCGTCCGTCTTCAGCGTCACCGCTGAAATTCTCTCCAGGATCGTGCTCATTTGGCTCCTTTGCCTTGATCGTGATGGGACCAGGCAGGTTTAATGCCCACCCGTTCCAGTAGTCGATTTCCGCGCCGTTGCGGCACACGCGGTTGATTTCAGACTCGGGAATGACGAGCGCCCGAGCCTGTTTGTCGTAGTGCATTACGTGGTCGAGAAGTCCACTTCGCCATGCAGCGCGAAGGAGACGTTTTCCTTAATGAGTTCGTTCTCGCCCGACGTGATGCCGGTTGAGGACATGTGGCCGGCTGCCATGAATCGGTCGTTGCCGGAAAGGTTGGTGTAGAGGTACAGGACGTAGTAGCTGCCCAAATTCGTGTTAGCGAAGTAGGCGTCGTTGTAAAAGCGCTGGAAGGACACCGTGCCCGATTTCATGACCAGCGTTCGCTCTTTCCACGTATCGCCGAACGTCTGCGATTCTTCCGTGATGACTTCGGAATCGTAGGACCATTCAAACGCCTGCGCCGCTTGCGCCAGCGTCAGGTATTCGGCGGTGATCGTGATGGTTCCGCCGGCGGTGTACCCATTCGTGAGGGTGATCTTCCCCGATGCCCAGCCAATTTGATAGTTGGCCTTCGGCACGGTCGAGACGCCGTCCAGCACGGTCACGGCCGCGTTG